TCTCCCTTGAAATAAATATAACCATCACGCCTATATTTCAATGTTGCCATATCAGCGATTGCTTCAACATTAACAGCTTTCATCGGTTTATTTATGGCTTCGGCATTGTCTAGCATTTGATTGATGTTTACATCTTGAGCCATAAATATCTCTCGGACATAATCACAATAACTCGGAGTCCAAAACTCTGTTAAATCAGGAAAAGCCGCCCAAGTCCACACTGGATACATATTACTAGCAAATATGTCAGATAGCTTTTCGCAGCGAATTACATCCCCACTATCGGTCATCAATAAATAATATCTTTCACCTTCATAAGTGGTGAACCACTCCCAAAACTTATATACATTAGGTTGAATAGTTTGTTTCTGTCCGATTGTATTTTGCCCGTAACTTCTTGATGTTTTATTAGTATCTTCTGGGGCGGTATCATTAACATTTCCACCCGATAAGAGAAGATTACTCACTGCCGTTTTATAATATAATCCTTCCTTGACTCCAGCTTTTAGTTCTCTGGCTGTTTTTAGGATATTATATCTCCCGAGATTAAGAGCTTTTTCAATATCTAGACCACCACACAATGGGTCAATTAAAAAGTCATATACATCACAATTTTCTAGGTTGGATTGATATGTTCCCTTATCGGAAGAGGCAGAATAAAAATAAATAGCCCGCCCGTATATAATAGCTTGCTTTTTGCCAGCTAAATCTTTAATGTCCCAATCGTCCCTTAATGAGTCAACCTGTCGTAAAGCATTTAGCATTTCTACCCTCTTTAACTGACTTTCTTTTCTTTTTATAAACTTAAAAATTAAGGGAGTGTCTATTTTTGACATTAAAGTGTGAACAAACTCCTGCATCCTAGATAAAGCTACATTAGACCTAGACTCAACTGGGGCTATCTTTTTTCCATAATACATATCCTCATTAGCGTGCCAATGAGAAATTTTACCTTGTTTGTATATTCTGGCAGCTTGTATTTCGTTTAGAGCTTGGGCTGCTATTTTATCAGCGACTTGTTTATTTATCATATTTTTTAACATCCTATTTCAGGATATAATAGTTTTTCTTCTTCGGGAATATAATAATTTATTTTTTTAACTTCGGCATAGTCTTTCATCTGCCAAGCTATTGCTGTTGCCATCAATAAGTCAAAGTGTCTGGTGCTTAATCTTGGGTCTGGTTCGTTGTCTATTACATCGTTTCTGGTGTAACTCATACACTCTTTTATTATACTATAATCTGATAATTCCAACAAGCCATCGTTACAAGCCTTTACTAGGGCAAATATCATTTTTGGTTTTGTGGCGGCATTAGTATTCCAACCATATTCGGTTGGTTGAGCGGTCTGGTCTATCCTAGTGTCAGTCTTGGGGGTTTTGAACAATTTAACTCCTAATTGTTTTGCACGGGCAATAGTAGCATAGCCGTGATTATTTTTTTCAATAGCGCACAATGGTTCACCAAAATACTCTCCTTCTCTTTTAATCTCATCAGCAAAAACATCTGGTTTAACATTATTATTGGCAAAAGTAGCAACTACCCTAGCTGGAATAGTATCAAAATCAATAAATACAGAAGTTGAACTATCTAATCCTACCCCACCAGAAACATCGTGTCCACTAGCATATCTATGACTAGGGTTATATTCATAAAAAATCTTAAATCCCGCTATTTCTTTAATTGGTTCTTTGACTTTTTGTTTTTCAAGTGCTTCTCTGTCAAAAATAACATCTTTACTTGCACTAGGTCTGCACATCCTTTCCCCCTCAAAATCGTCATCGTCTTTTTTCATCTGCTCAATATCTTCTCGAGTGTATCTGTCAGCCCAAGCTATAACACCTTTTTCGTCAATAATGGGGATAATATCAACTATATTTTGGTCAGAAGATTTTTCAACTAGGCGATGAACATTTCCTAATTCGGAGATATAATTACAAGTAACGATATAAGAGCCATTTATGGATAAACCAGTTCTAGCTTCTTCCATATTATCCCAGATAGCTTTGGTTATGACGGCACTTCTTAATGTTTTACGGCTTTCAATATCCTCAAACCAGATTAAGTCAGGTCTAGCATTTTCTTGAATTGAGCCCCGTTGTTCAGTGCCAACTGTATCAGCTAATACTTTTATTCCAGTAGAAGTTGTAAAAGAACTCATTCTTTCTTCTCTTTTTTTATTAGTTTTTTCAAAAATTTCGGGATATAATCTAATAATTTTCGGGTCAATAAGTATATTATATAGGTCGGTTACAACCTGTGCTGAATTAGTAAAGTCCGATGATAAAACTTTTATATACTTCCTAAAATGGTCTAGGTCGTTGGCAAGGGCAAAACCAATAAATAGTTTAGTTCTGGCAGATTTAGCCCCTCCTCTAAAAGTTATATTGGTGTAAGACCTAATTTGCCCACGATAAGCTTTGATGTTATTTCCATCCATCGTTTTGTGATAGGGTGCGTCTTTACTGGAAAAATACTGGGGGAAAAAATATCTAGACCACAAATTAAACTTGAATGCTATGGCTTCATTGCTGTCGGTCTGGTCAAAAGAAAATAATGCTTTTTTTGCTTTTAAGTCATTGCCATTTAAGATTTGCTGGATTTTATTATTAGTTTTCTCCATTAAGATATTCTTCTATTATATTGTTAATTTTTGACTTTTCTTCGGTGGTTATAATAAGAGCTTCTCCATCTTTACCTGTTAGTTCTGTGTTTAACTGCTTACTATAATGTTTCTTATCTAGGGTTGACCTGATAAACTCTGATTCCTTCTGCTTGATACTTAATATCCTAGAATCAACTCCATTATCTCCTGTGTGGTTAATATCAAGTATCTCCTCTGACAATTTTTCACATTTCTTTAATATTCGTTCATGTTTCCAATCAACAAGATTGTTTCTAAATCCTTGATAATTTTTATATACCCAAGTGTCCCAAGTGCTATCATTTATTTCTAACTCTTGCTGAATTTCAACATAAGACTTGCCATCTAAAACCATCTTCCTTATTTCAAGGACTAGCTTGTCTGTCAACTCTGTTTTTGGTCCTCTATTACTCATTCTTTGTATAAAATATTATAGTTTAGTTTTTTAATCTCCAACTCTCATTATAAAAATTACTCTTTGGATTACAAAAAGGACATAAGCCTTTAGTTTCGTCTTCTATATTTCTGACTGACATCCAGTTCTCTACTTTATCAGACTCTTGGCCTATAATGTATTCTTGATAATTTGCTCCGCACTTTTCACAATTAAGCATTTATATTATATTAGAGCCTAATGTAGGAATTGAACCCACTATTGTTCATTACAAGTGAACTGTTTTGCCGATAAACTAATTAGGCATAAGGGGGTTGTTTCCCCCTTTCGTTTTTAGAAAACAAAAACGCTAAAATTCCCCTCCTATTAGACACTACCACCGAGAGGTTTTTAATCCTTTTCGGCAGTTAAAATGTTCTGCGGACATTATATCATACTCGGTGGGTGGCTGTCAATACCCCCGAAGTCCCCAGAAATTAACCTCTTGACAATCAAGATAGAGTATGATACACTTTAGTTGCTTATTTTTTAGCGGGGGACACTTAATCACAAAACTATGTTTATTCAAAACAACCAAAAAAAACAAAGACCATTAAAGAAGACATAGTTACGTGAGTAACTGTGTCCCCTTGAGTGGTTTTTTTATTTATTCATATCGTTGCTGTCTATGAAAGAAGAAACTAAAACTGAATCACCAAAATATACAACAGTGATTCATAGCGTCAGGATAGCGCTAGACCTTTCGCTTAATGAGTATTGCCTAGCTGATATTATTTATAATCTAAGTAATAACCCTTCCAGTAGATTTCCTGGCTGGTGTTATGCCAGTAAAGAAACTTTGTCTAAGTTTTTAGGCGTTACATCACGAACAGTCTTTGAAATGATTGAGAGATTAATCAGTAAAGACTTAATTCAGAAAGAAGATGACACTAAGTGGCTAAAGACAACTTCTAAGTGGTATGACCTAGTAGTTTTAGAGAAACTAAAGATAAAACCAACTACCTATGAAGAAACCACACAGCCTATGAAGAAAGTTCATAGCACCTATGAAGAAACTTCACACCTAGACTATGAAGAAACTTCATACGATAAAGATAATTCTTATAATGATATTAATAAGGTAATTATAAATAGCGAAACAA